CTGAAACATGGCGGGGTTTTTTTAACGCAGATAATGACCTGTCGCGGGGTACAAAATGGTAAACGATAATTATTCTCATTCCCTTTCGGAGTTATCATGGCTCAAGGGATAAAATACGAACCAACCGATGAGAGCAGAAGGCTTGTTACAGACCTCGCAAGTGTAGGCATTCGCTATGAGGACATCGCAGCGAAGCTACAAATAAGCTCTGACACTTTGGTCAAGTATTACAAGAAAGAATTAGATGATGGCAGAGTCGATGCTAATGCTGACATAGGTCGGTCTTTGTACAACCAAGCTCGTGAAGGTAACACTCAGGCTATGATTTTTTGGCTTAAGACTCGTGCAGGTTGGGCTGAGACACAAAAAGTCGAGCATAGTGGTGTAGATGGTCAGCCGATAGACTTGAACATCAAAGTGAACTTTGTTAAACCGTGACCGAGACAAGTCTACCTAACTGGTCTGAGGTATTGTTTAACGATAAGCTACGCTACATTGCGATCAAAGGTGGTCGTGGTTCAGGTAAGAGCCATTCTGTCGCTGAGTCACTTATCATTCGAGCAGCGTCCAAGCCACTCCGAATACTTTGCAGTCGTGAGATACAGAAAAGCATCAAGGATTCTGTAAAACGGTTACTTGATGACAAGATTAAGAAGGTAAACCTTGAGGGTTTCTACGATATTACAGACACAGAGATTAGGGGTAAGAACGGTTCTTTGTTCTTGTTTGCAGGACTGAGAAGTAACCCTGAGTCAGTCAAGTCAATGGAAGGCATAGACATCTGTTGGGTAGAAGAGGCTCAGACGGTTAGCCAAAAGAGCTTAGATATTCTCATACCGACCATTCGAAAAGAGAACTCACAAATCATCTTTACATGGAATCCAAACCAAGACACAGACCCTGTTGACTCGATGTTTAAGCAATCCATCTTGCCACCTGATAGTCAATTGCTTCACGTTAATTGGCAAGAAAACCCATGGTTTCCAAAGACACTTAGAAAAGAACTTGAGTACGACAAGTCACGAGACATAGACAAGTACAACCACGTTTGGGAAGGTCAGTATCTTGCCAATGCAGAGACACGAGTCTTTAAGAACTGGCGTGTCGAAGAGTTTGACGCACCTGAAGACGCTGTACATAGGCTCGGTGCTGACTGGGGCTTTGCTGTTGACCCCACAACGTTGATTAGATGCCACATTATCGGTAGGAATCTATACATTGACTACGAAGCGTATATGGTGGGCTGTGAGATTGTCAACACACCTGAGTTGTTTATGACCGTACCCGAGGCTGAGAAGTGGGTGATTGTGGCTGACTCTGCTAGACCTGAGACCATTAGCTATATGCGTAACAATGGCTTCCCAAAGATAATGAAAGCGGTAAAAGGTGCTAAGTCTGTAGAGGAAGGTGTAGAGTTCATAAAGAGCTATGACATCATTGTCCACCCACGTTGTTTGCACACTATTGACGAATTAACACTTTACAGTTATAAGCAAGACTCGCTTACTGGTAACATATTGCCTATACTAGAGGATAAGAAAAACCATTTGATTGATGCGTTAAGGTACGCTCTCGAAGGTGTTAGACGTGCAAAGGTCAGCAAACCTCAAACATTTACACCATTGCCAGTAGCGCACCGTTGGTAGTATCATAACGAAAATAAGGATTTATTATGGCACGATTGTCAAACGACCAGCGATTAGCGAACATTCACGCTGAGGCACTCACGCAGTTTGATGACGTGCAAACTGCTCTGCGAGATGAACGTCTGCAATGCTTGCAAGATAGACGGTTCTACTCAATCTCAGGCGCACAATGGGAAGGCCCATTACTCGATCAGTACGAGAACAAGCCCAAGTTTGAAGTAAACAAGATTATGCTGTCCGTTATGCGGGTAATCAATGAGTACCGCAATAACCGAATCACCGTTGACTTTGTAAGCAAAGATGGGCAAGAAAACGACAAAATGGCTGAAGTCTGTGATGGTCTTTATCGTGCAGACGAAGAGAAGTCAGTAGCAGATGAAGCCTATGACAATGCATTTGAAGAGGCTGTCGGTGGTGGCTTTGGTGCATGGCGATTGCGTACCGTCTATGAAGACGAAGAGAATGACGAAGATGACCGTCAACGTATCCATATAGAACCAATATTTGATGCCGATAGCTCGGTTTTCTTTGACTTGCAATCTAAGCGTCAAGACAAGTCAGATGCTAAATATTGCTTTGTAGTCACAAGCATGACACGGCAAGCGTACAAAGATGCTTGGGGTGAAAGCCCATCGGATTGGCCCAAGATAGTTCACCAATATGAATTCGATTGGTGCACACCTGATGTTGTCTACGTTGCCGAGTATTACAAGGTAGAAGAGAAGACCGAAACAATCCGTATATTCCGTGCTATTGATGGCACAGAGGAACGCTACACACAAGATGACTTTGCTAATGACGAGACACTAGAGGAAACTCTAATGGCTGTCGGTAGCGTTGAGGTACGTCAGAAACGGGTCAAGCGCAAGAAAGTACGCAAGTACATTATGTCAGGTGGCAAGGTGTTGGAAGATGCGGGTTACCTTGCAGGTAAGTGCATTCCAATCGTGCCTGTCTATGGGAAGCGTTGGTTTGTGGATAACATTGAACGCTGTATGGGTCATGTGAGACTGGCTAAAGACGCTCAACGCCTAAAGAACATGCAACTGTCAAAGTTGGGTGAGATTAGCGCATTGTCTAGCGTTGAGAAACCAATCCTGTTGCCTGAACAGGTCGCAGGGCATCAAGTTATGTGGTCAGAGGATAACCTTAAGGATTACCCGTATCTACTGGTAAACCCGATAACAGGTGCTGATGGTAGCCAACAGGCGACAGGCCCAGTCGCATACACACGCTCGGCACAAATACCACCTGCCATGGCAGCGTTGTTGCAGATTACCGAATCCGATATGCAAGACATTCTCGGCAATCAATCAGGTGCTGAACAGATTGCAAGCAACATCTCAGGCAAAGCAGTCGAGATGATTCAACAGCGTGTTGATATGCAGTCGTTTATCTACATGAGCAACTTTGCTAAAGGCATGAAGCGTTGCGGTGAGATTTGGCTATCTATGGCTAAGGACATCTACACCGAAGACATGCGTAAGATGAAGACCGTTGACCGTACGGGTGACGTTGGCTTTGTTGAACTCATGCGACCTGCATTGGATAAGTCAGGTGCTATGGTCATAGAGAACGATATGACAAGTGCCTCGTTTGATGTCAACGTAGATGTTGGGCCATCAAGCAGTAGCAAGAAGTCAGCCGTTGTCCGTGCATTGACAGGTATGTTGCAGATTACCCAAGACCCTGAGACAGCACAGGTGTTGACAGCCATGGCAATGATGAACATGGAAGGCGAAGGTTTGGCGGACACGAATGCTTATTTCCGCAAGAAACTGGTGCGTATGGGCGTGGTTGAGCCAACAGATGCAGAGCGTGAAGAGTTGATGGCAGAGATGCAAGGTCAGCCTCAAGACCCGAATGCCATATTCTTACAAGCCGCAGCTGAGGAAGCCACAGCCAAGGCAGCTAAGGCTCGTGCCGATACAGTAGAAACAATTGCTGAGGCAGAGTACAAACGTGCTAAGACTGCGGAAACCTTATCCAATATTGATAACGAAGACCAACGTTTAGCATTAGAGTCTGTTAAATCGATTCAGGAGATGGTACGTGGCTGACCAACGGGTTAAGGATTTTGCGTATCAAATACTAGAGACACAACTTGCAAATGGTATGTCGGGGGCGCAGAATCCTACTCAACAGTTTGTCGCTGCTGTTCCGACTCCTGCCTCTATGCAACAGCCTCAGGTAATGTCGTACTCAGACATAGAGCCTGCGTTTTATGAGAAGCGGTTACCAATGGAAGGCAGGGCTACGTTCTTGCCATTCCGAGACACTATGGAAGGTTCTGTATTTAATAAGCGTGAATTGGCAGTCCCTGGCATTCTTGCAGAACTCATGAACGCATTTACCGCACCTGCTCG